TACTCGTAGTGATTTAATTGCTATGGGCTATGATAAAGATGTGGTAGCAGAATTATCTACAGGTGATACATTAGATTACACCCCAGAAAGAGTCGCACGTTACAGCAGAGGCGAGGAACCATTCTCTAGTAACAATAGTGATGATGAATCTATGGAGTTGGTTGAGTATTATGAATGTTACGTCAGAACAGATTTAGATAAAGAAGGTATAGCTAGTTTACACAGAGTATGTTATGCAGATAACCAAGTACTTATGCACGAAGAATGTGAGTACGTTCCATTCCATAGTGTATGCCCAATTCCTATTCCACATAAATTCTTTGGACAATCGCTAGCAGACAGAGCTCTTGACCTACAACTCATTAAATCAACCGTTACTAGACAAATGCTAGATAACTTATACCTTACTAACAACTACCGTGTAGGTGCTGTAGAGGGTCAAGTTAATCTTGATGACTTACTTACATCCACAGCAGGTGGTGTGATTAGAATTAAGAATCCTAATGCGTTAGTACCTATGACCGTTCAGTCTAGTGCTAGTCAATCATTTCCTATGCTTGAGTATTTAGATAGTGTACAAGCTAAAAGAACAGGTGTGAGCGATGCACAGCAAGGACTCAACCCAGACATACTTTCCAATGTTACCGCTACCGCAGTATCAGCAATGACATCTGCTTCACAAGGTAAATTAGAACTAGTAGCTCGTATCTTTGCCGACACAGGCATGACCTCTTTGTTTAAAGGTATCTTACATCTTGTATGTAAGTATCAACAAAAAGAAAGAATCATTAAAGTACATAACAGCTTTGTTCCTATGGACCCTAGAGAGTGGAGTAATGAATACAACCTAACCGTTAATGTAGGTCTAGGTACAGGTGGTAAACAAGAACAGTTAGCTACTATGCAAATGATTTTACAGAAACAAGAAGAGGTGTTGAAAGGTTATGGCTTAAATAATCCTTTAGTTAATCTAAAACAATACAGAGATACCCTAGCAAAATTTATTAACATGGCTGGATTTAAAGATGACTCTGCTTTCCTTATGAATATATCTGAAGAACAGGCAGCAGCAATGGCTAAACAAGCAGCAGAAGCTCCAGAGAAAGATGACCCTAATACTGCGGCAGCTAAAATACTTGCGGAAGTAGAGAGAGAAAAAGCTCAAATGCAAATGCAAGCTAAAATGGCTCAACTTGAATTAGAGAAACAACAGTTAGAATTGAAGATGCAAAAAGAAATGCTGGAACTGCAACAAGCCAGAGTAGAATTTGAAAAAGAAATGGCTATGAAGGAATTGGAGTTAGCACAGAAAGCACAGAATGATAACAACAAGTCTGAATTATCACAATCCAAAGAACTAATAAACGCTTTAGATAAGATTAATAACTTATCCCAACAGGGGATTTAATTGGATAGAAAAGCAGAAATACGGAGCGTACTAAACACCGAGTCCTTTATCAACGAACTAGATGATATGACTCAAGAATGTTTTGACGAAATAAAGAACTCTAACCCTGAAGATACGGAAGCAAGAGAAAGAGCTTACAACAGGATTAAAGCAATAGATAGCATGATGACTAGACTTCAATCTGTAGTCGATAGCGACAAGATTAAGGATAAATCATGGACGATATTATAATCTTTTGATTATATGGTATACCACGCCTAGCTGGTAATTAAGGAAATACAATGAGTGAAGAAACCACGACTCCAGAAGATGGAAGTGGACAAGATACCCCTTTAACAATAAATGAAGCAGCATCTGCTTTTGAAGGTATGTTATCCGCACCAGAGGACTCTAACGAGCAACCAACTGAACAGGAAGAAGATACAGAAGAAGTAGAGGTAGAGGAAACTGAAGAAGAAGCATTAGATGCTGATGAAGCTGATGATGACTCTGATGAAGATGACTCCGAAGTTGAAGATGAAGAGGAAGTTGAGGAAGAACAAACTTTCACAGTGAAGGCTGCTGGTGAAGAAAAAGAAGTTACCCTTGATGAACTTAAAAAATCCTATCAACTGGGCTCTGATTATACAAAGAAGACTCAAGAAATAGCTGAACAAAGAAAGATGATTGAACAAGAGTCTAAAGCTATTATTGAAGCTCGACAAGTTAGGGATGACTATTCACAACGCTTGCAAGCAGTAGAACAATTTTTGGTTGGTAATAATGGTAACCAAGAAGATTTAGCAAGTATGAAAGAGAACGACCCAATAGGATACGCAGTTAAGGTCGCAGAAATGACCGAAAACAAAGAGCACCTACAACAAGTGCACGCTGAACAAAACCGCATTGCTCAACAGCAACAATCGGATAGGGCAGCACAAATGCAAAAGTATGTAGCTGCAGAAGCAGAAAAATTAACGCAATCCTTGCCAGAGTTTTCAGATAAAGTCAAAGGCGAACAAACTCGTAATGAGATTCGTAACTATGGAAAAAAGCTTGGTTTCACAGAGGCAGAGTTATCTTCTGTCTATGATTCACGGCATGTTCTAGTCTTACACAAAGCTGCACAATACGACAAATTAATGGCAGGTAAAGCTGGCGTTAAGAAGAAAGTAGCTAATGCACCAAAAACTATGAAAGGCGGTGCAAAGGTAAAGCAGTCAGTAACAGACAGAACTAAAAAACAAACACAGAGGCTTCAGCAATCTGGTTCAGTCAGAGACGCAGCAGCCTTATTTGAAAACTTTTTAGAATAACAAGGAAAAATAAAAATGGCAGAATTTAGAACTTATACAGCTATTGGTCAACGTGAGGATTTAAGCAACACAATCTACAACATTGCACCAACAGAAACTCCAGTAGTTTCATCTATTGGAAAAACAAAAGCAAAAGCAACATACCATGAATGGCAAACAGATAACCTAGCAGCAGCAGTTGCAACAGGTCTTATTGAAGGTGATGATGCAGCAAGTCCAGCAAACACCGTTACAGTTCGCCTGGGTAACAGAACACAGATTCAAGGAAAAACAGTACATATTTCAGGCACTCTTGATGCTGTAGATAAAGCAGGTCGTAAGACAGAAACAGCTTATCAATTAGCAAAAGCAGGACAAGAACTTAAACGAGACATGGAAAAAACTATTCTTGGTAATGTGGGTTCAAGTAATGGTACTGCTGGTTCAGCAGCTAGATTACTAGGCTCTATACAAGCATGGCTTAATACTAACTATGTTGGTTCAGGTACAGCAGGTACAGGTGATGGTACAACAGCTAGAGTAGAAGGTACTCCTGCTGCATTCACTGAAGCTAATCTTAAATCTGTAGTTAAATCATGTTTTGAAAATGGCGGCAATCCAACTATGTTGATTGTTCCTCCTACTCAAAAAGTGAATGTATCAGCTTTTGCTGGTATTGCAGAACAGCGTTATCAAGCTCCTACTAATGGTAAACAAACTACTATTATGGGTGCAGCAGACGTTTATTTATCAGACTTCGGTACTTTATCTGTAGTTCCTGATAGATTTATGACACAAGAAGTATCTGAAGGTGAGCAAGCATTAGTGATTGACCCAACTATGTTGGCTATTGCTACGCTTCGTCCTTTCCAGTCTACTGTTTTAGCTAAAGACGGCGACAGTGAAAAACATCAAATGCTTTCAGAGTACACTCTGCAAGTATCTAATGAAAAAGCACACGGCATTATTGCTGACTTATCTTAATTAAATATTAAGTATTAATATCGCCCACTTCGGTGGGCTTTATTATTAAAGGATTAAAATGAAAGAAAATATAAGATACACAAAAAGACACAATACAGACACAGGAACAGTCATAGAGGTTGTTCAGGATATTACTGATATTGTAGAACAGAATAAACAAGAATTTAATAATGCAAGCACAACGTGGGGTGATGGAGATGTATTTACTAATAAAATAGCAACCATACCTTTCACAGTAATAGACAAGTTAAACCAAAAAGGAATCATGCGTGGATTTCATGTACTAGATAAGAAGAAGTTTGCAGCATGGCTAAATGATAGAGACAACAGAGTCTTTAGAACAAAACCAGGACAAATATAAATGGCATTTTTTACAGACTATACAACACTGCAAGCTACCATAGCTAGTTATTTAGCTCGTAGTGATTTAACCGCAACTATCCCAGAGTTCATTAGACTCGCTGAAGATAGATTAAGCAGAGATTTGCGTATTAGGCAGATGCTAAAGGTTGTTACTACCAATACCGTTGCAGCA